TGTAGATCTCAGCAAAATTATTATATAAATTTAAATAAATTTCATTCTTAATATCTGTAAGTTCGCCTTCAAACAGTTCTGTTTCGTTGCGATTTAGCAACCTCTCAACTATTGAGGTATTAATAAAAGTATCCGGCACATACGTACCCATTGATCTTGCCAAGTGGATAGCAAAAGGAATCGGATCTACTGACGAAGTGATATAGTTGGGCTGTCTAATTTTGGGTATTTCTCTAATAAGGAAAAACAGCTGATCAAAATAAGAACCAATAATATGGCCCATAACTTTAAGATTGTCGTTGTCGGCGTCTTCGTGCTCTTCGATTGTCCAATTTGGCATATAATGAATAAAAGAAGAATTATTAGATAAATCAAAAACAGAACCAGATGTGCATAAAGAAGACGACAATAAAGTATAATTTGGATTTTCAATTCTTATAATTGGATCTTCTTCTTCGTATATCGCTGCGCTAGCGGAAACAATTGCTGAGCCAGTATTTCTACTGTTTGTGGTATATCCTGTCCACGTTCCATTGCTTATTCGGCCTGAGTAATCCAATACTGTACTGTCGACGGTTGTATCTGTGGTTATTCCCTCGTTAAACTTAAAATAAACACCTAATGTTGTGTTTGATATGTCAGTATTAGTTCCTCCATTAACATTAGCAAACCAATTTCTATTAATTTGCTGAGAGTTTCTGGCTTCTTTCCAGTATCTAAACTCATCTAACGAGGCGCTTAGTTTAGCTGCGCCGGCAGGTGCAGCAGAGGAGGAGGGGGCGCGCAATAGAGCCCCAATTCGACCGACCATACCTTTAGAGTTTAATTCTTTTATCGGACTATTGTATATTTTTGTATCGTTCAGAGAGCCATTTTCATACAGCTTAACCACAAAACTACTGCCAGTGTTATAGAATGAGAAGGCATAGTGCCCCCAACTAGTGAGCGACGTAGTTGTTAAATTATTACCGATAGAAACGCCATTTAACGCTGAAGAGCCGCCACCAGCAGTTCCTGATTGTACAGTAAATAAGAAAGGACTACCTGTTGCGGCACCAGTAAGTTGAATTATCAATCTACCATAATCAGCTGTCGAAAGGGAATAGTTATTCCACATATCAAAAACAACTTCTTTTTCAGTTTTGGCATTGTCAAAGGCAGCTTTCTTTAGCCAAAACTCTACAGTTACACCATCATCAAAGTTTGCTCTTAAGTTAGACTCTCTGGTACCTTTTCCAGCCTCACTAGATAATCCGAACGTTTCATAAATGTTTGTGTCGTAAATGTTTCCGTATCTTGTTTTACTGTCGTAAATACTTGGAATCTGATCAGATAACTTAGTTCCCACTTCAGAAGAAGTGTGAGGGCCGCCTTTAAATGTAATATATTCTAGTGTTGCTGGAAGCCCATAACCATCAGTCGACATCGAGCCATTTAGGGCGCCCCATCCATTAGCTGACATAATTACATATCCAGTTGATGTAGGATACAAATTATCGAAGACATAACGCTCTCCGTCTAACAACCCATTATAAAATATTACTTTTTGTGCAGATGAGCCATCATATGGAAAATAATCAGCCACATAAGAAAGTGCATTTTTATAAAATAAATACGCGGAGCCATATCTTACAAAGTTTTCTGGATCCGAATAGTCTATCTGAGGTGTAAAAAGATTTTGTTTAGTCTTTATTACCTCAGCATTTACGCTAGACTCAACGAATTCATACTGTTCATTTTCGGTTTTGTAATCTGATGACGCATCACCAAATAGTCTTTTAATACTCATGCTTGTCTACTCTAAATTTAAATAATTCTTCTTGTTCGCGCCAAGAAAGGTTTATACTATCGTAAAAAGCGATCTTAATACCGTATGCATATCCTGGCTCTAGCAAGCTCATATCTAAATCAAAATAATTTCCTTTTATATCATATGACAGCCCTGTATGGTTATCGCTTCCTGTGCCATATGGTACCGCTCCATAGCCATCAAGTAGTCGATATACCCTGTAAGACGCACTTATAATAGTTTTTGTTTCGGGTGTGTTCTTGGCAACATTATAGATTGTTGGGTTCCAATTTTTTTCTCTAACGTATACATTCATTCTTGCAATATCATTTGAAAGGTAATTGGTTTGCAAATTAGTTATTGAAAGGTGGTGTCTTGGTGTCAGTGCTGTATTGCCGTCATCAATAATTTTAGGACTAAATGAGCCTGTATAATATTGCACACTGGATAAATTTGCGGCCGCGGGACCAACAACGCCGTCGCCCGAACCAGAGAACCAAACATCGTACATTGTTTTTATAGAAGAGGATGGTATACAAATCGCACAAGAATAAATCCCGGTGCTAACCCAGGTACCAGTAGCTGCCAATTTAGAATTGCACATAGTCAGCGCTGTACCTGATGGGGCTGTGTTATCTTTAGAGCCCGAATAGACACTGACATAAATATTATTTGTGCCAATTTTTGGAATGTTTACCAGTCTTCCTCTGACCATATTGTATAAATATAGTGTATTCATATTGTCATCCGCTGTCGCTCTGGAACTGCTAAGATAAAAATTTGACCTGTCGTCTTTTTTGGTAGAATCCCATCGAGCTTCAATGACCGGCTTTTTAAAGAAATATTGTGTTCCTCTTGCAAAGAATCTCTTTGTATAATAGGACTTAATAGCTCCAACGGTATTTTCGACAACATTGGAATCTTCTCTTACAGCGGCTGCAGATGCGGAGCCTTCATAAGACGCCGACATACGTAGTCCAAGGCCGTGATTATCATATTTTCCACCAGATGCGCCCTTAATCCAATCTTCAACCATATCCGTTATGTTGATTTCTGCATCGCCTGTACCGTGTACGAATTCTTGCGTATATACGCGGTCTGTTAGATAGTCTCCGCCCGCACTTAACCAGCGACCGGTGCCACCGGTGAACACCGAGTCAGCGCCAGAGCTACCTCCTTGAGTTGTAACGTTGGTCGGTACTACAATTGCTGTATTTCCGGCTGGGCCAGGAAGTTTATGTGTTAGTGTGATAGATGTTTCGCTAGTCCACGTAGATGGCGTCAGAGTCATAGACAACGTACTATCGGCTATAGCTGCCGCAAATGCGACATGAAGCGCTTGTGTCGCTTGAGCATTACTACTAATGCCATTAGTTCCAATTAATGTTGCCGTTCCAGCAGTTGGTGCTTTTGAACTATCAGTTGTAAATGTTACAGAAGTGCCATCGTAATTAGTTAGAGTAAGTGTTGTACCATTGTCGCTAGCTAAAGCGGCTAAGCCGCCAAATGTCGCAGTAGCTGCAACCAAAGTATCGTTTGCGACAAGCCAGTTAGCACCAGGGCCATCATATGTTAAATCTTTATAGCCTTCTAAATCAAGGCCATCGCCTTCTTGCCAAGATTGAGATACTGGCTGAACAACCAGCTTGTAATTTTTTGGCACCGTTTTTGAGTGTGGAGCGTTAAATACTCGAAGATAAAAACTTACGGAACCGCTAGCAGGAATAGAGCCTGCGGTGCGGTCTGCACTAATCTTCGAAGAAGGGAATTTAATCAAAATTCTTGAAAGCTCTTGGGAGCCAGTCTGCTCTCTTCCGTAAATTGAGAAAGTTTCTAAAACATCTGCTTGACCTGCATTCGCGCCTGTGCCTCTCGTTTTTAAATTCAACTGATAAGCATTCACGATTGTAGTATCAGCACTAGCTGTATACCTTTTTAACATTACCTAAGTCTACCCTTTAGATCTACATCTAAGTATTTAAATTCAAATATTGCATTTCTTGGACAAATCAACACGTTACCATCTGGAGAGAGATTTTCATTAATGGAATATTCAATATTCGAGTACTGAGTTCCGGTTTTATTTCTGACTCTCACATCAACAACATCAAGAATAGACGGTGCTGCTTTTAAGGCTGTGTATATTGAGTTTATTGAAAAACTTTGACCGATATATCTCACCTGCGATAGCATTGCCTTAAGATTTGTTAGTGCTTCATACATCGCAGAATCTCTCGAACCTGCTCCGCGCGGAACAATCACAAACTCAATAGATAAATTTATGATATATGGATCTAATATATCAATTGTATCATTAATCATTCTATATCGATCTATCCAAGTCTTTAAATTATTTTTAATAAGTGAATTAGTTTTAACAAGTTTACCAGAAGAATCTTGTGATATAACATACATATTCAAGTTTCTTTTTAAAGAATCTGAATCTTTCTGTACGGAACACCTTATCACTGAACCAAATTTTGTCGGCATCCTATAAGTCAAATTTTGATAATCTGCTATCGTAACCGCTCTGTTTTGTGTTGGAAAAGTGTTCATAATTCTATTTTTCAACTCTCCCGGAGTTGTATGTGTTATATCTCCCACTATAGGCGTTTCATTTAAACACTCAAGTGAGTCTTTGACAGTGCGGATTTTAGACGAGTTAAGTGTGTTAGACTTAGCAAATTGAAAATATGAAGTATTAACATTATTAAGTTGACCAGTTGCAACGTTTGAGTTGGATCCATTAGTAGTTCGATAAGTAATCGATAAAGTTGTGTTCGTCGGCACAATTCCGTAATTTAAATTCTTAGATAATCTGGTGGGATCAAAGGTAACATCGCTAATATAGTCTTTACCATACAGATCCATCGCTACAGATTGAGGATCTGCGATTATATCTGTTACCGCTGCATCACCGCTTCCAAATTGTAATGACACATTTCTACCTTCTCTTACTAAAACAAATTTTCTGTTAACTATAAATGGCTTTAACAAAGATGGCACATTATCATTTTTAAAGTTTCTATTGGCTATTTCTCTGTAAACAATATCTTGTGCCAAATGTTCTACTTCGTAATACATTACACCATTGCTATCTTGGACAGAAATAATTTCTGCAACATTTGAAACTGGAATCTTGATTTTTTTAAATTTCTGGAAAGCCCCCACAGCTACTCTTACAGTGCCTAATTTTCCTGAAACAACATTGGCGTATGCTTTAATTGCAAAATGAGTTGGGGCGCCAGTATCTTCCGCTGTTTTCGATACAACTATAGGATTTTTAGGATCATTAAAATCCACATTGCTCATAACGATAAATTTTAAACCATTTTGTGATGAAAGCTCTGTACCTTTGCCAATATTGGGATGTACGAAGAGTCGGGGCCCAAACCAGACGAGCTAGCAGGCACTTCAACGTAAACAGCTACTTCTCCGTATGTAGATGGGCGGCCTTGATCTTTATAGCCTAAAACTCGACCATGACGAATTATATTATCAGTACTATAAGCAGTATCTAAAAATGATTCATTAACATTATAATCGATGTAAAAAGACAGCTGATCGCCAACATACGCAACTGCATCCAACATCATCGAACCAAAAGAGGCTTCGCTCCAGTCCTGAAAGTTATCAGGATAGAACTTTTCCGCCATCCGCATTAGGTCTCTACGAATCGAGTTATATTCCCGATTAGTATAATTTATATCTATATATTTTGGCATTTATTTGTGTTCCTAGTACTAAATAGTTACATTTAATGAATCGCTCATACCTAAACCTGCGATATTATACATTATCTTTAAGCTCATAGTATTGCTATCGGGAGATGCTATAAATTGCATAGTAACAATTTGTACCGTTGGCAAATAAATTGAAACTTGCTCTTTAATTCTCGACTCTAAAGCAGCTTCCATTCCTTCTCCATAGTTAAGAAACAGAAATCGCTTAACTCCAATGCCGAAACTAGGAGCCATTATTCTTTCGCCTGGATCGGTTAGCAGCAACATTTTAAAGTTTTGTCTTATTAATTGCGGTATCGTTTTGAGCATTTGATAGCCGTCTGCTGTACTATATTCAAGCGGTAATTTTATTCCTAGAGATGACATTTATTAAATTCCTTTTGTCTTATTAATTACAACAAACTTTTATTTTTCACATAGTTTGCCCTTTGCATCAAACGGGTTATCTCTTAACTTGCGTCGGCGCCACCGTGGCAATATAGCTTCGCCGGATTTTGGACGCAATAATTCTTTCATATTTTTAATTTGAAACGCAATCGGATCGAACTCCCACATTGATTCGAGCCCCAGGCTGAAATCTCTATCGTTATAGTTTGATCTGAAAAGTTTCTTTATTTTGCCTTTTGAGTTGCGCAAAAGTTCTTTATCCCAATTGTCCCACTCTCTAACAAACATACCGCCTAGGCGTCCTGGCTCTCGATCATCAATTTTTAACCATCCAGCAGAACTACTATCATATTCTGCGTTTCCATCGCTATCAAACGTAACTTTTGTACCCGGCTTAGAATCCATTGTTCCGCTTTCGGCATTGTCAAATGGTGCATACTCGCCTATTGATTCTAAAAAGCCCAAATCATTATATAAAGCTATTATCGATAACATCTTATTGAGAGGAAAAATGTATCTCGTAAACAGTCTAAAAGTTTCATCTTTTTTCAATAATTTTATCAAACACAGCAATTCTTTTGAGTTGGCCTGTACTGCTATAAAATCACCTATTCGATAATCCAATGCATCAATCTCAACAGATGTGATTTCTATTTTTTGATTATCTTTGTAAAACGAGAACTGAAGGCCATGGCGAACCCCTAATTCTCCGAAAAGACCATCTACAACTTCTATCGCCTCTCCTGTCTCGGGGTCAATTCTTGTTGATGTTACCTGCTCTAATGTGCCTGGATATACATCTGAAATATTTAATGATGGATCGTTTGCTGTGATAATCTCGGCGCCTTCTTCTGTGCTATACTTCCTATCGTTAATTTTAACATATTTTTCTATAATAAAAGGCGCGCTATCAGTAGCTGTTGCAGTATTTGAATAATCAGCTACGTCTCCGATCGGCACAATCATATTGCTAATGCTGTGATCGTGTTCACCCACTCCTTGAATGCTATATGTGTCAAAACAATCAGGGTAGCAGTTACTTGCTGCAGCTTGCACTACCCAACTTTTGATCTCGTGCTTGTGATGAATTGCAGGCTGTGTTGGATGATATGCATCGTAAGCCCAACCATTACCATCGGCATCAACGGTGTACGAGTGCATATGTTCAGCGACTACAGAAGTAAAGCCTCTTGAAGGTCCGTCAGGAAAATCTTCTTCAACTTCAACTATTTCTTTATCTAAATCTAAATCTTCACCTCCGGTTGTAAATCTCGTTAAAAAGTAATAATCAATATCTGAGTAAGCCGGTTCCATATTTAAGGCTTTGAGATTTTCTATCAATTTAGCGCCCATATGATTAAGTTCGCCTTTAACCATTTCCTTTAAAATAATTTTTGCATCTTCTTCGGTTCTCTTAATTGCTTCAAAATTAAGCTTTTGCTTATAAGACCTATAAGTTTCAAATGCGTTTGAGCGGCCGGCCTTCCAGTCAGCTTTTGAAGGGAATGAATATCTTTTCTGCATTTTAGCTAATCTTAATAGCGCTTGCGCAACCGATTCAGGAGGATCTATTTTTCCTTGCTCACTTAACCTATTATAAGTCTGGACCGCTTGTTCTAGAAATCCATACCAGAATTCCTCATCTTTGAAAGGATTTAAAAATTCCCAAAAAGCTCCTTGGGCGTCTTTAAAGCTTTTTTCCATACTCTCGACAACATATTGTGAATAAATATCACTATATGTGTCACCAAAGTTTGGCTTGAATGTCGTGAACGTAGCCATAGACTTTATTATATGAGTGCTTGCAAAAATTCTACACGCCGCAACTATAATTCCTTGAATATTGGCCGCACTCATTCTCTTTAGGACCTTATCATATGGCGCTTCTACTATACAATCTCCATCTTGACTCAATCTTTCATCTAAAGGCATATTGTTATATGCTTCCTCTATTTGATCTTGGATGTCTTCAAAATCTATGAGGTCAGTCTTACTTGGCTTGCAAGGACTCAATTCCGGAAAGACAACATCTACAAAGCCAAGCCACCCTTCATTTCTTACGGGAGCTATGTAAATTGGTGGGTTTATATACTTTCCTCCAAACTGTGTAGGATCTAAGTAAAACACTCTGGTTTTATCAGGGGTGCCTTCTTCGTTATTGATAAACTGATTATAACTAATTCCTAAAATGCCGTCTGAATTTCTTATTTTACGAGTGCCGCCTTCTTCATCCTCTACTGTTGCTTTTCTATAAAGAGTTCCGGCGGGGTCTAATGTTTGGCCCTCTTGGACAACATAATCCGCGTCTTCTCGTTTTAAATCATCATATTTGGCGCCATATAAAAACGCGTTTTCATTAGAAATAACCTGCTTTAATAAGTTAGAAAACATATTGTCTAGCATATTATTATAAACATCCTTTAGTGCTGACGCGGAAAACGAGGCTCCATTTTGTTGTAGAATTTCTTCAAATAAAACATACGAAGGGCTGTTGTTGGTTTGAATAGTGAAGCATTTTTGAAAATTAGGATATTCGTCTAAGGATTTCAAATCAAAATGATCATCAAATGCTAAAAATTCATACTCTCTATCTTCAACAAAATCGGCCGAATCAAAAAGACCGTCATCAGTTTCAGGATCAAGCAGTCTTTCTATAATTTCTATTCTTGTAGTGTCTCCTGGGATATTCACATTCAGTACTTCATCATCTGAATCTCCTAAGCGCTGTTTCATATCAGCCAAGTATATGTTTAAGTCAAACCCATAATCAGAATTTTCAGTTCCGCCGCCGTTATTATCAAATGTTAAAGTTAAGTCAGGAGCAGATTTTCTTGGCAATCTCTTATATGTCACAGTATCATTTTCGTGGTCTATTGATGCTTTTACCTTATATCCATAATCAGGTATATCGAGAGTTGTTTTTCCAGAAAATAAATCCATACCAAGCTGTTCAAAAGTCATAGTTGTTATTTCTTCTGCTCCAAACGTATTATTGACATTAAAGTTAACCCCATCACTTGCGGTTTCCATTTGCATTTGTAACCACTCAGCCACTTTGTATGGAAATTGACCATTATCATCTGTTTCGTGATCGTTATCGACCAAGAAATCGACGTAATTTCTGAATCCATTATAAGCTTTTCGATTGTGGGCACTAAGAGGATTGCCTCTTGTGTCACTCAAAATCATATTGATTAAGCCCCAGTTTTTTTCACCAGGACCATTGCCAAGCATATCAGTAGAGAACTGACCGTGAATTTGTTTCATCATAGCTTTTAAGCCCATATTAGCGCCTTGCCTAACTTCTTCGGGCTCAAAAGGCAAAATACCGTTGTCGCAACCGGGATCTGATATCATTGGGGGTAGTGCGTCAGCCATTAGCTTTTGGGGGCCTTTTTGTAGAGCGTTTGTTAAGTCGTCTAAAAGATCTGCTAATTCATCG